GGAGCATCAACGAAGCAACCTCAGCTCTTACTGTTTGACTTACACCTGTTGAAACATTGATAATATTTTGAATGGTTACTCCACCTGCTCCATGAGGAACAATTTCACCTGATGTTTGTGGTACAAATAATTCAGCACCTCTTTCACCAACCATATACGGTTGATTTTTATTGACATGACCGCCACCTTGCATCCCTTCAAAATCATGACCACCACCTATACTAGGACTACCCCCGAATCCTCCAAATAAACTACTACCTAGATTTTTAAGAAAACCAAATCCTGCTTGAGCTATACCTGATGTAGCTTCTCTCATTGCTATTCTTTGTATATCTTGAAGAATAGAAATAGCCATATCTCGAAAAGCTTCTTTAGCTGTTTTAGTACCCCATGTAATAGCTATTATAGAATCCTCAACTTTTTTCATAGCTGAAACAGTTTGGTCTGCTAATACTTTATTTAAACTTTTAAATTCATCTCTGAAATTTCTGATAGATTTTACATCTTCAAACGGTACTAACATTTCATCAAATTGAACTTTATAATCTTTAATTTGTGTTGAACCTGTAGCAGTTACCTCACCAAGATCTACAATTTCTCCTTTTAATACTTTTATATTATAAACAACCTTTCTTAATTGTTCTTGCAACATTTCATGGTGAACTTTTAAATTTGTAACAGCCATGCTGTTTTCACTGTATGCCTTTGTCGCTTTTTGTATCTCCTCCCAATTTGCTGCTAACCGATCAGTAAGTGTGTCAGATACTTGGAGCAATTCTTCCATCGTTACTTTTGCAGGTTTAAATAAATCAATTAAAGCTTTTGCTACTTTGTCTATTAAAGGTGCTAATTCAATAAGCATAGATTGAAATCTTATTCCCATCACTTTTGTTAATATGTCAAACTTGTTGCCAGTTTCTTCTGCATTACGAATTAAGTGATCTTCCATTACTATTCCTAATTCGTTAGCTTGGTCTCTAAATAATTGAAGTCCTAAAGCACCACCTTTCAACATATTGACGAGTGCTGCACCCTCTGAGTCAAATGCTTTAAAAGCAATCCTTAATCGTTCTGTACTACTCTCTGCGTTCATAATAGTATTAGCTACATCACTTAATACTTCATCAACACTACGACTAGAACCATCAACATTTTTTACAGCTATGCCATATTCTAACAAAGTTCCTGTTAATTCACCTGTTCCTCTTTGAGCTTCACCAAGTCTACGAGAAAATCTTTGCATAGCCATATCTAGGGTTTCGACTTTAACCCCTGACTGAGAAGCACCAAATCTTAGTTCTTGTAATGATTTAGTTGTTAATCCTATTTTATCAGCAGTCTTACCTAATGCGTCAGCAGTCTTAAAAGCATTTTTAGTAAAGTTTACAAAAGCAACAGCACTAAAACCAACAGCAAGAGCAGGTAATAGTTTAGAAATACCACCCATAGCTTTACGCATCCTACCGAAACCTCTATTAACAGATTTAAAAGCAAGCTTAGTTTTATCTTGAGCTTTTAAGACTATTTTTGCTTCTTGTTTCATTGCCATGTTGTTTTTCCTTCAATCTAAAATAAGCCATCCACTCGTTAAATTCTTCGAGTGTGATTTCTTCTATTTCTTCTATGGTTTTTCCTAGCCGATCTGCTAAATGGATCAGATTTAGTCTTAACAGATCGGTAGTTAGTTTTTTTCCAGTTCCTCAATAGATGTTAAGCTTGAAAACATTTTGCTAATAACATCCATTAATACGTTTACTTTTTCTCTTAATAGAACTGGTTTATCACTAACGTCAAAGATAGGTTTATTATCTTCATCTACTGCTTTAATTATTATCAAATCAACCACTGCTTCCATACTTGGATTTCCCGTAGTCATTTCTGATAAAAAGTTCTTATGCTTTCTTTGAAGTTTATTTAATTCGTTGCACCTTAAAGAACCTGAATAAAATACAAGTGGCTTTCCTTTCGTACCCCATTCGTTAACTTCGATCTTGATGTGGTCATCTTTTCTCAGCTCACGAATACGATCACCTATTTCAGTCATAAATTATTAAACAGTTGATTCAGTTAATGCACCAGTGCCTTGAACTCCATAAGAAGCTTCTACCATTCCATCAAATGTTGAAGCTATACCTTTACTTGTAATTATTGCAGTTCCAGTAAAATAAGTATCAGCAGCTACAGCTCCTTCTGGATACCAGTTTATAGTTACTGACGAACCAACATCCAAAGCACCTTGCCCTGATGTATCTGTTTCATCCCAATAACAGTCAACTGTTCCAGTCCATGTTTTAAGACCTGCGAGATACGTTCTTACAGTATCTCCCATTGTTGTATCTTCTATAGTGTCTCCTGCTTCATCTACATTAAATGAACGGATTTCAGCAACAGCATTAGAACCTACTTTTACTGTGCCTTCACTTCCTGCATGATTTGCCATTTATTTATTCTCCTTCTGAATATATTTATTTGTTTTAGGTTTAGGTTTAGAATCATTGGAAGATTTCTCACTCCAACCATTCTTGATATATTTAGGAAGTGAATCTTCCCAAATTTCGATTTCATCTCCTGATGAATTATAAACTTTTACTCTTTTAGCCATTTGCTTCTCCTAGACTGCTGTTTCAACATCGTTCTCTAATGTTTCATAAAGAACAACGACATTAAACTTTGCTATTCCAAGTGGTTGATCGCCTTCGGTAGAGTAATCAATGTCCACTCCGGTTACTTGTGTGTCTTTAGCATTTCCACCTCTCGTTAGATCGGCATCCAAAGCTTCTTCTACCTGAACTGCTATCGTATCAATTGTGTTATCTATTGAACTGGTTGCCTGAACATAAGCTTCTACTGCAACATTCAGTGTTCTTAATTGTGTTCTTGGAATAGTCATCGTTGCATACTCTGTTTCTTCAGTTAATGTGTAGATACAAAGAGCAGGCAAATTTCCAGTTTCTAAAGGATAATGACGACTTTCAAACACATTGCTTCCAGTAGTCGTCAACCCAGTTAATACTGTTACAATATTTGACCTAATTGTTTCTCTTACGTGAGCCATCTATTGTTTTTCCAATACCATTACCGTTACACCTGTACCATTCGGTTCAACCAGTCTCGTTTTGTAAGTAACAGAATCAATAACTATAGTGTCTCCATTTGATGCACTCGATACATCACTTGTTTTACAAAAGAAACGTGGATCTGTTGAAGCAAGTTCAACTTCTCCACCTGCGTCTACTTCTATAAAATCCTTATCAAAAACACCTTTTATAGTAGCAGCACTCCCACCTTGAACGGTATAAGTTGCTTCTACTGCAAAATCATCTGTATCAAAGAAATTAGATAAATCAGTTGAACTTTCAAAATTAGCCACTACTTCTTACGCCAACCCTTTTTCTTTCTTTTCGTGGGTTCTTCTGAATCATTAATACCAATAGCTCTATTGCTTTCAACTATTTTTGCGTGACCTGATGATGCAAATTGCTTTGCTTCTAATGTTGACACTTCAATTAAAGAGCCTTCATTGTGTGGAACACCTCTAACGTGTGTTCTTTTAATAATTTCAATTTTCATAATAAATTCCTTCGAAGGATAGAGGACAAATTAATGCCCTCTATCTTTCATCTAGGTTAAAGTTTAAGCAATTGTTACATCTCTGATTTCAGCAAATGATTGAGCATGACGAACAGCAAAATCCGTATCAAAGAATCCTGCTAATCTTGTGCCACCACTTGTTGCTAAACTAGAGGAGTCAACTACTACGTCTAAACCACTCCAAAATCCTACGAGTGCTTGACTCATAGAACCAATTAGGACTGCATGACATGTACCTGATGTTGATCCTTTAGTTAGATTTGAAGGCATATTTGATGAGCTTACAACTCTATGACCAACAACTAACTCATCATTGTTAAGAATGAAATTGCCTTCCACACCAGATGCTTGTTTTGGTGTTTGTCTCATTTCACCTACAACTTGAGGAGTAGTAACACAAATCATGTCATCTGTGCCTGCGTTGTCTTGTGTGATTTCAGAATCAAGGTCAACTAATGCTGCATAAGTTATAGCACCGCCATTAGTTCCCATAGCAACATCACCAATACCTGATGTTTGTCCTATGCCAGTGGGTTCATTACTTCCGCCACCTTCTAGGAATACAGTATCAAGTTTTGAAGCGAAGGTAGAAATAAAGTCATTTCTTATCACTTGCTCTATACTTGGATCAGATTGCAACATTAATTTCCTTGTGAAATCAATGTAACCAGCACAAGTTTTAGGACTCAAACTGACTTGTGCAAAAACTTCTGCACCTTCAGTTGGTGCTGAACCTTCTGCTACAAATGCTACGTTTGATGCACTTGTTGAAAGTTTTGGAATAGCAATGTTACCAACAAGTCCTTGCATTTGAACAGCACCGTTAGCTAATACAACACTTCTGCCATATAAAGCTTCAATGAACATATCACCACGGTGAACAGTGCCAACAAGGTATCCACCTTGTGAGTCTGTTCCTGCTGTTTGGTCTCTAGTCCATGCAATATCGGATGGAGCATAAAAACCTCTAGCATCTTTGCCAGTTTTTCTTGCTATTTCGTCTGAGATTTCTCTTTCATATCCAGCTTCTCGCCAATCACCTGTTGCTGATGCACGAATAGCTTTCATAAATGAGTATACTCTTTTTTCTTCATTTATTCCAACTTCTGAAGGAAGTTTGAATACTTGTTCATTAGTCTTTTTTGAAACTTCTTCTAATACAATTCCTCGGAATTGATCTAATGGAGTTCCATCTTCAAGTGCTTTATCAGCAACTTCTTGAAGATTATGTTGAGAACCAAGAGCTTGAATTTCTCTTATTCTCTTTATTTCAGCTTCTCTAGCTTCTGTTTGGATTTCCCTTACATTAACTTGAGGAGCTTCTTTTTCTTTTTTGACTTCAGTTTTTATTTCTTCAGTCTTTACTTCTTCAGTCATAGTTTTCTCCTTCTGACTTTGAGTTAATGGAGTTTCTAAGCTTCGCCCAACGCCTACTGATTGATCAGCAGGAATAGAAACAATGCTTAGTTCTAAAGGAGTCCATTTTTCAGCAATATAAGTATCCAAACCGTTATCGCCTTCCAACTTTTCTCTCTTGTGCAATTCATTTATACGATAGCCAACGGAAACATTACTTCGTATTCCATCTTGAATATCGTCAAAGATTTCATTAGCTGAGTTTGATTTTCCAAAACGAACATTAGCTCTTGCAACCTTATCTGCACCGACCTGAACACCCTCGATTACTCCAATTTGTTTGCGAGGATCATGGTCGAGTAGAAGTGGAGCAGTTCCACTTCGTAACCAGTCTAATTCTATCGCATCATTATTATGTGATAAAACCTCATATCCAAATTCACGTTCTACAGGTTCTTCTGATGAAAATGCTAGTCGTATCCTACGACTTTCTTTTTCAATCTGTCTTACATCTATAGTGGCGTGTCTGAATTTCTTCTCAGTAACTTCTTTATCTTTAGAAGGTTCTTCTTTAACTTCTTGATTATACCTTCCTCCAACAACTGTTACCTCATCGACTCTCATATCTTCAGTCATGTTCTTATCCTTCCGAATCCGTATCTTGTGATTCTTCTATTAGTGTTGGATCTATTTTTGATGAACCAAATGCACTTTGACCTCCACCGAATGGTTGGAAGGCAATCTTAATATTTGCATCTTCCGCCATTTGTGATTCTCTATTGAGTTGGTCAAAATGATCTTGAACATCCCTTCCATAGTGATTCAAAGCATCCTGCATCGTTGCCATTCCATTATTTAATTGAACAGCTATTGCCATTGCTTCTTTTTGAGGATCTACCCAAGACCAACCCCTTGGAGTCCATCTTGGTCTATGAAACTGTCTAAATTTGCTTGCAGGTAAAGGTGCATTAGCTCCGAATGGCTGCAAAGCTCCTATTGTCAATGAATGTTGTAGCCACTTCTTAAAGATAACTCCATGAAAGTGGTCAATCATCCATGCTTGCAAACCTCTGTAATAATCTCTCTCCTCTAATGCACCTTGTCTGATAGAAGAATAACTTACACCTTGTAGATCATTTGCCAATGAGGTGTAAGACACTCCTAGTCCAGAAGCTACTCCTCTCAATGTACTTTTAATAAAGCTTTCAAATTGACTCGTTGGATGTGATGGATCAAACATTGTTAGATCTTCATTCGGATCTAACTTTTGAAACGTACCTGCTTCTAAATTAATAGTTGGATTGTAAGTATCTTCTGTTCCATCTCCTGTGTAATCACCTGACTTCTTAATTATTCCCATTGAACTTGCTGCTACTCTACTTGCAACAAGTTCCGCTTCCATATATTTACCTAACATTTGCAAATCAACCATTGAAACACTTAATGGTGGAACGCCTCTCGTTGCTTGTGGTCGATCCATTCTATAGGCATGAATTAATCTTCCTGCTTCTATTCTTTGATATTTTCTTAATTGAGCATTTGGAAATTGAGTGTCTGAAGGATTTTGTGATGTAAGATAATACGCAACGGGTTTTCCAAACTTATCAATTTCAACACCCATTCGTATCACATTACCATTGGAGGAATTTACATCACTATACGTTTCATCTAAGTAATCAGCTTCTAAAAATCGTATTGCAAAACCATATGGATTATCTTCCGTTGGTTTTTGTTCGAACAATTCAATAAGAACTTCACCGTCTCTCGCCCATGTTTCAATAAATAACTTTTGACAATCCAACCAACTTAATTTTCCATCTATCGTACAGACACCTGCATAACCCCAAGCTCTCCATCCTTCTTCAATAACAACATTTGCTAATGAATCGAAACGATTTCTATCTCTATCCGATCTTGCACGATTCTGTAAATTAACACCTGCCGATCCAACAACATTATCACGCATGAGTTGTATGTATCGACTAGCATAGTCATTGTTCCTCGCTAACTGTCTTGATCTATTTCTTAATATTTTTAAACTTGGTTTTAATTCACTATCGGCTGATGCTGACACACTCTTGAAATCTGTTAAGAGTCTACCTGTTCCTGCTCCATCGAAAGTCCTTGCTTGTCTTTTTGTTCTTTGTCTTTTTTTAAATAAATCTAGTATACCCATTAGAAACTCACTTTCACTGAAGTTCCAGTACCCTGACCTCTGTCTCTACGATACTTCCTTTCATCGTTATCAACTCTTGCTTTGTAGGTTTCTTCAAATTTAATTAAATCCTCTAAAGGTGTTCTCGCTAATGTTCTTCCGGCAACAGAAAAGCTTTCTTGATCTTTTGTTGCCCGACCTTCGATAACGGATTGAATAGCATCTAATATTATTTTTGCATTGGTTCTGGGATCTGCTGTTGAAGCATCTCTGTTTGCTATGATTTTCAAAGTTCCTCTATCAACTGTTATTCTTTCGGAATCTGAATCTCTTGTGATATATGCTTGCCATGTATAAGTACCTGCGGTGTAAGATGCAGTTGTTGATTTAGAAACACTAACTAAATAATCATCACCCGATGCACTTGCTGTAATCTCTATTTCAGTTGCAGTTGTCGCTTGTAATCTTAAAGCATATTTCAAAGTATAAAGTGAATTAGAATAATCTGTATTCAAATCAGTTCTTTTCCATTGCCACAAATCACCAACAATTAATTCTTCTGGTTCAATCGTTGGAGCATTAGCCGAGTCAAATAAGTTTGCCATTGTTTCCCTTTAGTAATTTCTCCAATCAGTAGCCCAATTTCCTTTATTAGTTCGATTTGTAGGTCGATGAATAACTGGGTTTAGAGTTTTAGATTTTGGTTTTGCTTCCAAATCCTTCCTTTTTTCAAATCTGTTTGCTACTTGATTGATGTTAATATTCAAAATTGCATAAGCTGATAAGGCATAAACCCTACAGTCTAAAGCCTCATTTCTTGCTCTTGTTTTAATCCATTCTCGTCTTTGAAAACCTTTACGGTAACGAGTAACTATTTTTTCAGCAGTGAGTTGTCTGAAATATTCATCAGTTCTATCTTCAGGAAAATGACAATATCCAGCACCTTCGTTTTCAATTTTTAATCGTGAATACACAATTTCTTTTGCAGTATCTACGCCAACTATAAATAACGGACATTTAGCTACATTATTTATAGACCGATTTCCTATTAAAGCTTTGCCTTCACCACCAATTCCTTTAATAGCAAATATTCTTCTATATCCTCTCGGTTTGCAAAAGGTGTAAACTGCATTTGTGTAATGTCCACCGGAGTCAACACAAGCTGAACGAATAGTAATCTTTCCACCTAATTCATGGTCGTATTCATTAGCTAAAAACTCATCTAAATCATTCCATAACTGAGGTGCAGATGGATCGCCATATATAACCTTATAATCTATTGACCACGTTTCTTCATCACGACCCCAACCTACGATTTCACATTCGATTCTGTCATTCTGTATATCGGCACCTGCTGTTAATACAATGACACCCTTTGGTACATTCGCCCAAATCTCCCTTCGTGATGAGATAGATATATCATCAACTCGTTCACCTTCATCTTCCCAACTTTCACCAAAGTAAGTATTGACGAAAGCACGCAAGGTTTCTGGTAATCGTTTTGCTGATAAAAACTCTCTCACTGCATCAGGTAGACTGATCCAAGACGAATATAATCCTGATAGATGAAATCCAGCTATTCCTTTAAAATCTTCTGCCGCTTTCCATTCACCTTTTTTAATAGCTTTTAATCTATCGTTGTCATTCCATGCTGAACCACAAAACTCACATACATAAACAGCAGTATCAGGATTTTCATCTTGCCAATGAACATTCTTCCAATGAAGGGTTTGTTCTTCTTTGCAGTCTTTACATTTCACAAAGTATTTTTGTTGGTTGGATTCTAAATAGGCACTTTCAATTCGACTTGCACCTTTATTGGTTGGAGTCGAAACCATTACTATCTTTCTATTCCAGAAAGTCGCTGACCTCTTTTTAGCTAACTGTATTGGATCGCCTTCTGTTCCAGCACTAGGAGGATAGCGATCAACTTCATCACACAACACAATACGAATTGGTCTACTGGCTAAACCAGAACTCGAATTAGCACCAACCATTGTTATATGACCACCTTGAAATATCTTATGTGTAGTCGTATTTCCTGAATCTCGACTTCTAGGATCTTTGACTTTGTTTTTTAATGGTGGTGAATCTCTTAGCATTGGTGCTAAACGATCTTTTGAAAAAGCTTGTGCCATTTCTAAAGTTGGTTGAACTACTAATATTGGTGCTGGATCATGGTCAATATGAAATCCAATTATATTTAAAAGTATTTCGGTTTTACCAACTTGAGCTGAACTCATAACAACGATCTCTTTTATTTTAGGATCGTTAATAGCATCCATTATACCTTGTTGGTATTTAGCTCTTTCCGTTCTCCATCTTCCATGTTCGGAACTAGCCTCCGATGATAGTCGCCTTTCTTGGTCTGCCCACTTGCTGACCGTTAGTCTTGGTGGCGGACTTAGGCTCTGCATTGTTTGTATCATTAGATGATGTAGGTTGTTTTGGATCATAGTTTGATAATTCCTCTAAACATTCATTGATTTGATTACTCAATAATTGACGAATAGTACCAACCTCTGCTTCAACTGATAGTTGCGGTGCAATTATACTTGGGATTGCAATAAGTTTACTTTTCATTGCACCAACTATTTCAGTCCATCCTTTTAAAATTAAATCTTTATCTATAAAATTATTTAATGCTTTTCTAACTTCCATTTCTGCTAATTCTGAATCAGCTTTCATTTTTTTTGTTCTAAAAGAACTGTAATCACCCTCGCCAACGTCACTATTAACTGCTTTATTTCTTAAAAATTTTATGTATGCACGAACTACTGGCACTAGTTCATATCTACCTCTTTCAGTTTTAGGTAAAATACCCTCTT